ATGGGGGAGTTACTTCGCGTGACATTCCCCCATTCCCCCACTAAAGTTCGCCGCATGGCTTACTTCGAGAAACGCGGGAGCGCCTGGCGCGCACAGATCCGCAGAAAAGGACATCCAACTATTTCCGCTACCTTCGACACCAAGGCTGAGGCCCAGCGCTGGGCAGCCGAGATCGAAGGCGATATGTCGCGCTCGAGATTTGTCGATACCAGAGCTGCTATGCGAACCACCCTAGGCAAGGCCTTGGAGCAATACGAAAGGGAGATTTCTGAGAACAAGAAGGGGGCCAGCCAGGAAAGGGGTCGAATCAGGAGATGGCTGGCGCATCCCCTGTCAGCGAAAGGTCTTGGAGAAATCACTCCGTCTGATCTTGCCGAGTATCGTGACTCTCGACTGAAGGATGGGGCTTCATCGTCTACCGTTCGGCTAGATCTGGCGATCATCAGCCACCTCTATACCATTGCGGCAAAGGAGTGGAGGCTTGAAGGCCTGACGAATCCCTGCAAGAACTTGCGTATGCCAAAGGGGAGTAGGGCGCGTGAGCGGCGACCAACAACCCTGGAACTGCGGAAGATTTATGCTGAAGCGGCCAAGCTTCACCCTGAACTCCCGGTGATTATCGAATTGGCAGCCGACACAGCTATGCGCCGGTCTGAGCTTCTGCTGTTACGCCGAGAGCAGATCCGCGACAAGGTTGCGGTACTGGAGGACACGAAGAACGGTGAGCGTCGTATGGTGCCGCTCTCGAGCAAGGCTCGCGAGTTGCTGAAGTCCCTGCCTGCGCGAATCGACGGCAAGGTGTTCAGCCTTGCGCCAAACACAGTCAGCAACTACTTCCCAAAGGCTTGCGAGGCTGCCGGCGTGAGCGGCCTTACCTTCCACGACCTGCGCCATGAGGCCACATCCCGGCTGTTCGAACGCGGCTTTTCCATGATGGAGGTCGCCGCGATCACCGGGCACAAGACACTAGCCATGCTCAAACGCTACACGCATCTCTCTCCCCACGCCTTGGCCGACAAGCTCGGCTAGGCCCTCTTCAGCAGGCGAGGCGGTTCTTTCCGTGGCCTGCCAACCTTCGGAGCCTTGTGCTCTCCCGCCTCGTACTCGCGCAGGAACTTGCGCACCGTTTCCAGCCTCCAGCACACCCTGACCCCCTGCTTGAAGTACGGCGGCAACCAGTCAGGCTGCGCCTGGATTGCGCTGCGGATTGATGATTCAGTTCGCCCGAGCAGCTTGGCAAGCTCTGGCACATGGATGATTTCAGGTTCCATAGGCAATACCTCTCCACCCCAGCTATTGCCGGGGAGGGCATGATGGTAGGATTTGGAGCCCAGCCGGGCGGGCGTCAGGACGAGGCCCTAGTGGGCCCGTCTGGGTTACTTGATCTTGATTTCGCCGTTGAACGGGATAAGGAGTTCCCGGAACTCGCGCATCTCAGGGACGGTTACTCCGTATCCGAGCAGTTCCCCGTCCTCTCTGATGAACATGTGAGCGTCGATGCGCAGCCTCAGATGCTCCAGGGCCTGAAGCCGTTCGGCGTGGCTGAGCGTCGACAGTAGCGACTTCCATGCGAACTCTGCGCTGCGATCCACATAGTCTCCGAACTTGTCCCTCTCGAAAGAGCGGCGAGGAAACTTTCCCTTGTTCGTTTCTTCGAACATAGCGCGGAGGTTCGTGCCTTGCCTTGCTGATGGCCCCGACTCAAACAAATCCAGCGCCAGTTTGCATCCATCCCAGGCAGCCTGTGTGTGGCTGTCCGAATATCGGATGTCGCCCTGGCTGTCCACGTGGGCGGACAGGTCGAATACGCCGGCCATGCGTTTCTCGAATTCCTCCCGTTTCATCACTCCCCACCTCCCATAGACTTGCCGATCTCGGCGGCGGCTCGGACGAATGCGAGACGAGTTGCTTCGCGAGCGCCAAGCCCCTCGATGGCCATTGCGCCATTTCGGTAGTTCAGCCAGACGGAAAAGGCGTTACCGTCTAGGATGCCTGCGTCTACTGCCAGCCTCAGCGCGTCGCCATCGTCATTACGTGGGTTCCACTCACGCGGTCCGTCCGTACCGGCATCCTCGCCATAGATCAGCGGGCAATCTGCGAATCCACAATCAACTGCATACCCCGCCGCCCGCGCCGCCAGTTCGAGTAGTGTGCGGTCGTTCATTGCGTTGCTCCTTCTAGGGCTGCGTCGATTTCAGCGTCCAGGTCTTCCTGGTTGAGTACGATGTTCTCAGGGGTCATCCCGGCGAATACGCCGCCGCGGCTGATCGTTTCGAAGTCTCGCTCTCGCAGCCAGCGGTAGCGCGCGGCGTCCTTCGCCATGCGCCGAATCTGCTCTGGAATGCTGACATCGCCGCCGTCTGGAGGGTCCATGTAGTAGGTGCCAGGCAGGGCGCTTGCGCACTCCTTCAAGTACTGCTCCAAACACTCGCAGTGTTTCTGCGTGTCCTTGTGGGCGCAGTTCTCCGCCTTGAGCCGAGCGCTCAGCAGCTCAACCTCGGCAATCAGCTTGAGAATGGCTTGTGGATTGGCGGCGGCACGGAATGCGGAGTCTTCGCCGCCGGCTCCGGATGGATTGGCGATGTACCGCTCCGCCAATTCCTTCAACTTGTTGATATCGGTCATGGCTTGGCTCCTTCCAGGGCTGCTCGCGCCTTGGCTATCTCTCCGCAGGTATGGTCTTCCCAGCCTGTAGCGTCTGAAATATGAATCAGCGCTTGCAGGCTCTCGCGCAGGGCTTCGTTCTCCTCCTTGAACTGATCGCGTTCTTCAGTTCTACGCTTGGCTGCCTCGCGCCAATACCCACATCCGCCTGGATGCTCGGTGCATGCGGATAGTTCGTCGCTCAGCCTGTCGATCTCGTCCAGCAGGGCGAGGATGGTCGTTGGGTTGGCAGCGGAATCGAATAACTCCCAAGCAGCGGAGATCGGCTCATCCTCATTCCGCTCAATTCGGATCACTTCTTCAGCCAGCCTCCGCAGCCCTGCGTGGTCGGAAATGATCTGGTCCGCCTGCTTCACGCTTTCCAGCAGTTCGTTGAAAAGTGGCTCATCCATTCTGCTTCACCTCGATTCCGGCTTTCTGGAGGGCTGCTAGACATTCCCTGATCCCTCGGTTGAATTCGGCAAGCTCAGGATAAGCATCAAGTGATGAGCTACCATATGGCTTTGGCAGCCTCACCCTCAGAGCCGCGCGGCTGGCTTTCCAGGCTTGCCAGCATTCATCTGTGCATCTGGCTGCATAGTCGGTGACAACACCGTCGCGATGAATCGGCATCCGGTGCTTGGTAGCCCACGCTTCAAACTCTTCTCTCATTGCTTGCTCCATCTGCTCAACTCCTGTCCTTTCAGCTCTGTCTGCCTGTAGAGTTCCTGCATATCCCCGACGACCCGGAAGATTCCCAGGACGAAGAGAACTATGACTATCACTGCCAATATGGTTTCGTTGTCGTTGTCCACGGTTGGCCCTCCGGGGTCGGATGCGTTGGTTTGGGGTGGCCTGTAAGGTGGTGCCAAGTAGCTTGGTTTAAGCGCAGAAACCCAGTAACCATGCTGGTTTCAGGCTGGTGCTAAGGCGGCCTGTAAGCGATGCCGGGATTCCGGCATCGGTGCGTACAGTGGTTGGCGATGGGTGGCTATTGCATCGTCAGCGAGAACTGAGCGGGGACATCTTCGGGGGTGATGTGCGACCAGCGTGCTGGGGCGTTATGCGACTCAATCCGAGACCTCATTACCGCCGCTCGCGCTTCTTTCGTTGGCGGCGTGTACGTTCCGCGCCACTTCTGATCGATCCCTATGTTTCGGCCGATATTCGTGCTGTCTGCACTTGAGAACGGGAGGCGGGAAAACACCTCTGGGTCAAGCATTCGCAGGCCGTGGAGCCTGCAAAATGGGCGCCCAGAATCATCGCAGATCACTCTCATGGCATGAGAAATTCTCTGCCACCACCGAAACGTTCCGATCTGCGAGTATTCGCCAGAACTGCCTATGCAGATGCGAGGCCAGTCCGCAGTCAGCCGCTCTAGCCGTTCTAGCGACTCATGCATGTGCCACACGGGCGCCCCGAACCAGCGCGGCAAAGGCCACTCAGCTAATAGCGCATCGTTATCCGCTTCTCCGCCATCGATAACGTCAGGGATGACGGCGAAGTCGCACGCCGGAATTGCCTTTGCATCTGCCGCCCATGCATAGAAGTCGGACCAGTCAGTTACAGGGTTGCCGCTTCGCCACGCGCTAAACGCACCGTTGTCGATTGCAAATGACTGGCAGACCTGAACCGCGACTCCAAGCTGCCCTGGCGCGCTGAAACTCACGAACGCGTGACCGCCACCAACCGCAGCCTCCGCGGCGGTATCTGGAGTTATTGGAAGTCCGTGGTAATGAATCATTCGTCCAGCCTCACAGTTTCGACCTCGACGCCTTGATGAGTGGCTACGATCCGCTGCTCGCCGCCGAAACGCTCGTGCAATTCGTCAGCGATTCTCTCGTGATATCCCTTCTTGATGAGCGCAGTAGCAGTGCGGATGTGCTCGACGCGGATCATCGTGGACGATCGGATCTCCAGCCTGTAGATGATCTGCTCGCCATCTGCGGGACACTCTGCGGCGAAGGTGTGGCGGTAGGTGTTGAAATTTTTCATGGCTTCCCTCCCTCCAGCTCGCTCAGCAGGGCGCGGAGTTCTTCGATTACCTCCGAAGGTTCAGGGATGCGCTGATCGCTGAAAGCTCTGCAATCGCCGAAGCACTGCCACGAGATTACTTGGCCAAGCCTCCGCAACAGCTCCTCGCTGACCGTCATGCCGTTGAGGCGCGATTGAGCTTCCAGCGCTACCTGAATGTTCTCGGGACTTGTGAATAACCGCTCACGAGCATCGAGCGCCGCATACACCGTGCTCGCATCCGGCACAACAGCCACCCTTGCGCGCAGTTCCGCTAGTTCAGCGCGAAGTTCCTCGATCTCCATCTCCATTCCGCCGCATTGCTGGCGAGCAGCATCTCCCTTTGCTGCTGCGTCCTCTAGCATCGCCAGTTTGGCGGCGAGGGCGTCGCGTTCCGCCAGGACAGCGTTCGCACGGGAGTAGTACTGCCTGCGCGACACTTCGCACCCCAACGCCATTTCATACGGCATACCAATGACTGCCTGGTCCATGACCTCACTCATGACCTACCTCCTTGCCGGGCGCGGCGGCGAGCAGAGACGCAATGCGTTCCGCCAGTTTCCAAGTTGAAGCGTTGTCGGTGTACGGGCGTTGGTACTGCAACTGGATGAAGTCGAAGTCGCCTACCTTGATGTGGATTGTCCCGGCCACATCGCGCTCGATGGTTACGCCCTCCGGCACGCTGTGCTGAGCCTGGGCTATAGGTGATGTAAGGAATACGTCTATTTCCTCAAGAAGCTTGATTTGACCGCTCTCGTTGAGAGGATTATCGCGATCGACGAAACCGCGCGATTCCCGAAGTAATTCCAGCGCCGCACCCAGCTTCGCCCCCAGTTCCTCGACCCTGGCCTGGGCGGCGTCGCGCTCCTCCCTGAGCACCTGGTTCTCGGCTTTTTCGAGCATCAGGTCAGTAATTGCGCGCAGCACCGGATCGACGCCGGGGTACTTGGTGAACCCCAGCAGCGCGATGATCGCACCGAGGTCGGCGGCCGCGGCGTTGAAGGCTGATTTGTAGTCATTCATCTGTAGAAACTCCGGGCGTCGGCGGGGTAGCTTTCCGGCCACGCTGTAGGTCACTCGCGTGTCTGCTGTACCTGCGCGCATTGCTCTCGTAGTGCTCCTGAAGCGAGCGAAGGGCTCGTGCCAGGGTTCTGTCCTGGGCGGTGTGCAGCCAGGGGGATCGGGTTCCGTATCCCGCGCTGCTCACTTCGTAGTGGGGCTTGCCGGAACCGGCGTAGTCGTCCCGACGCTGCACGCGTAGCGTCGAGAGCCGGTTGGAGCCGCTGGACTGGATGCCGGTGGCGACCAACAGCTTTTCGCTGCTGCGGCTCGCATGAACTGTCCAGTTGTAGCCGGGCATGATCTTGACCAGCTCGGCCCTGAATTGGGATTGCTTCATTTCAGTCTCCCATCGCGCCGTGGCCAGCGCATTCGCCGTTGCAGCCGTGTTCCATGCATTCCGGGCACGGCTCACCGTCATCTTCCTGGTCGTCGCTCTTGATGAGGACCAGGCGTCCGCCGCAGTGGTGACAGAACAGCGCTCCGTTCTCTGCTGGTCCGTCCTCGATGAAGCTCCAGGTCTGGCCGCAACTTGTTTCCCAGATGCCGCTGCTTTCGGTCCATTTGCACGACGGGGATGCCAAACTGGTCGGCGCGTGCGCCAGGGCGGCGCGGGCACGCTCAATCGCCCACTCCAGCATGTCGAGCGTTTCGCACTTTTCGATCATGATGTAGGTCTGCCCAGTGTTCTTCAGCTTCTCCGGCTGTCCCCTGCGATTTTTTACCCAGTCACGCACTCGGATTAACTCCTGAAGTGCCGCGCGCTCATCCCCGCCTGCCTGCTCTACCGGTGCCGGATGTGCCGGACAGGGATGGACCAGGGAGCCGTCGCCGGAAGGGCAGGTGCAAATATCTTTCGGGGGTAGTGCAGCGTCACAGTTCTGGCACATGCCGGAGCCGGCAATGAACCCTGCGTCATAGCTGTCGGCTTGGAACTCGGCGCCGCAAGGGCAGCGCACATCGGTCAATTCGTTGCTCACAATCCCTTCTCCTGCCGCTCAATAGCGGCGATGAATTCGACAATCTCTGTGCTGAGGTCCATGGCGCCAATGCTGTTGTGGACCCCTACGTAGCGGTTTGCTCGCTTCAGAAGGAGCACCGCCGTGCGCAGGCCGGAGTCACGCTTGGTCTTCGCCTTGACTTCCATCATCCACCTCCGGGTAGACCTGAACGCCCTCGGCGCCCTGGGCCTGGTTGATCGCTATCTGCCTCACCGCTCTCGCGAATAGCAGAATGTCGTCTGGGGTCATGAGCTGGCTTTCTTCAGGCCAGCCGGTGACCGTCACACCGCCAGGGCGGTGATTCGCTGTTAGCTGGTGCATGGGGTTATTCCTGTTTGGTCAGGGATGGCAGACTTCGACGACGCGGTGATAGTCGCCACGGAAGGGCATGGCTTTGTAACCCTGATTCATGGGGTAGATTCCCCAGGACTGGCGAGAGCAGGCCGCCATCATCGCCGCGTACTTGATGACCTCGATGACATCTTTTTTGATGTACATGGCATGGCCCTCACGCACCCATCGCCGATTTGATCTGCGCTGAGTGGCTGCGGCTGACGGGTATCCAGTTCTCGGTTCCGAGCAGCAGCACTTCGCCGGCCTGGGTGTCGTCTGGCCGGCGCTTGAACCTGCTGATCAGAGACCGGCGAACCAGGGCCTTACGGTGGGTGCGGATGAACTCGGCGGAGAACTCTGATTCCAGGGCCTTGAGCGCATCGCT